GTTCGCTGTCCGATTCTTGATTCATAACAACATCTCTATTATCTACTTGATAACAAATAGTCTTAACTACATTCTCTAAATAATTATCACTAATATTAGACACATTTATGTTATAGTTATTTATAACATTTGTATATACATACTCAACGGCATTATTATTGGATGTGCTCGTGGCTGTCTTAGCAAGTTCATCTTTTACCTCTGTACTAAGTGCATTGTTAACGTCCGCTTTACTTTCAATTACTGCTTTAAGTGCATTTTTTGCTTCCGGTGTAAGTGCAATTATATGATCGACAGTAAATGTTTTAGCGGTATCAGCAGTTAGGTCTGTTATATATTTAACAGTATATTTAGAATATTTAAAAGTTGCTTCGGCCAATACAAAGCTCATTTTTTCAAAACTTTTTGTATTAGATATTAAGGAAATTAATTTTCTATTTTTATATTTGTGTAAATAATCTTCACCTTTATTATATCCTACATCCTTTGCATCTTTAAGAATTATTGTTTTAATATCTTCTGTTACCTGCGTTGGCTGCGTTGGCTGCGTTGATAATGCTTCACTTAATATGTAATTATATTGGAATAGCGATATGATATTCATATAATTATTAATAATATTTATTATTTTTTCCTTTTTATCTTCAAAATTTTCAATATATATTATTGGAAAGCTACTTATAGTTATAGAATTAACAGCGGGAGTATAAGTATATTCAAATACTGACTTATTAAATCTAAACTTATGAGATATATAGTTTTCACTCTTATCTTTCTCAAAATAAAAGTTATCAATAAATTTTTGATAAGTTTTTTTATAATTATCCTTTTTTTTGCCAAATAATTCTAAACATATCAATATAATATTTACTATTTTATTAGAAATATTAGCGTGATTGGCAGGAGGAGGAGCATCAACATATTTAAATTTTTCGGTAAAATCATTATTATTAAATGTTTTTTTAACTATATCATCTATAGTATAACGTGATGGTGATGGCGATGATGTGTCAGTTTTTATATGCGTATTGATATTATCGTATAATTTTTTAAGATTGCTTTCTATTTTTATTTTAGAGAAATCCTCTTCAAACTCATTGTTTATTATTGTAAATTGTTCTTCATAATATTTTTTAAACTCATTATAATCGATTGTTTCTTCTTTGCTATATTCAATTTTAGTGATATCATCTATTTTTTTGTAATTTCTGCTATTGTATTTTTCATTATCATAGTTATCTTCGCTATATAAGAAAGATGCCATAACATTTGTTATTATATATAAGTCGTAATAATTTTTATCGTATTTCTTATCATTATTGGTATGAAGTTTAATAAACGGTATTATAAGATTATTCATATCATTTAAATCGCGTTTGTATGAACTGTCAAATAGGCCATATATTACATTCAAATTATAATTTGTATTAAAACTCATAAATATAAAAATATATATTACAAATATAATCAATATTATTAAAGGAATTAATACATCATATGCGAATGTCTTTACACCCGAATATGATTCTGTGTCCGAATTATATTTTTTAGGCAACATATATAAACATATTATTATAATAACTGCTATAACAACAATAAATAATATATAGTATATTAGAGTTTTTATATTTTTAATGAAATAGGGGATATTATATTCTTCATCGTTGGCATTATTATCATTGTTTGAAATATTAAAATATTTTTCGTAAAATTTATTTGCAGAGCCATATGATATATCAACAGAGAAGTTTTCCTTAATCTCTGTACTATTACTCAAAATATCGTAATTCTTACCAAAAAACTGTGTTATTTTTTTATCAGAATCTTCAGTAAACATGGAATATGCAATTATTTTTTTACTTAATTCTAATTTTAATGTACCCTTATCTGCAATATTTTTAGTAACACCCTTCTTTTTTTCAAAATAGTCTATTAAATTTAATAAAAGGATATGTCGTATATACTCAAAATCTTTCGTATCTTTCGTTTCTTTATCACTACTCTGTTTGTGTTTTTCCAAGTATTTTATTTCATTAAGCGAAAAAAATATTAGAACATCAAGTAATATATTACAGTTATCATTATATTTTGTGATATCAGTAATGGTTTGTGTTGTATTAATTAATAAATTCAAAATTGTGTCTATATTAGTTTCTATTTTTAAATGCCCGATTCTTATTCTATTTATCATATAATAGGCATCAAAATCAACATTTTCTTTTTTATAGTCGTCTATTATTTTATTAGCATCATCACCATCAATATAAACTATGTCATGTATATTTTTAAAATCTTTATAATTTATGTCATATTTGTCTTTAAATTTTAATTTATCTATTTTCTTATACGGGTATAAGGGAGATATATATTTAAAATAATAATTAACTTTTAATTTATTAATATCACAATTTTCTTCGTTATCTTTATTATCTTTATCACTTATTTTAGTATAAAATACAACATTAATTTTATCAGCAGATGCGCCAGCGCCAACAGTAATCCCATATTTACTATCACCTGTGTTTTCTATATATATTATATCGTGACCATATGGTCCAGTAGTTGATAATAATCCATCTGTATAACATCTTTCTAATAATGTTTTTTCTGTTAGAGTTTCGTAATATTTTTTTACAGAATTATAATTTTTTGTTATAATATTGCTATTGTTATCCAATTTAGGATATTTATTATCAGTGAAGGACAGCAATATATTCATAATATTTAATAATAAATATGTCATCAATATTGTAATTATCAGATAGCCCATACACATACGTTTATCGTTTGTTGCTTTAGTTTTAATCAACTCTTTTTGTTGTTGAGTTAAAGAAGAATCCCCCCCATCACTTTTAATGTTAGTAATAAAATATAATAAACCATATAAAATAGGTAGTATTGTAATTATAGATATAATAGAATTATGTATATTTTGTATATTTAATGGGTTATTCTCGTCAACATCAGCATTATCTATATTAAAATAATTTCTATATCCCTGCGTTTCTGTTGGGGCATATCTTGCTGCAAGAATTACTATTATTAGTATTAATATTGAAAGCGCTAAAATATATGGCATATATGTAATAATTTGAAGAATTACATAATTTATAGTGGAGTTTTCATCATTACTATCATATTCGTTGAATTGAAGATATAAATTATTATATTTAATAAAGTTATAAAATGTATTAATATAGAATATTATGATTATTAGCAATATCATAAAATAGTACGTTTTAGTATTATAGAAATCATTAGGCAAGAGAAGTTTATAGCTATTCTTCGCTATATTGAATCTCCCCGTCTCGGCTTCGCAATAAATATCATTACAATGCTTTTTAATGTTAATGTCGGCGACATCTTTAATATAGTTTATTTGAAAAAAAGATGCCGATATATTTTTTAATTCATTTATAAAAATTATTATCATCATAATAAATACGATAAATATAATGATACGCATTTTAATAAGTATAAAGAAAAAAAGAAAACGAATCTATTCAAGTTTTTTTTTAACAATATAGCCCGATATAAATACTACGAATATTAAAATAGTTATTACGGCAATTGTTGTAAAGTTTGATTTAGAAGCTTGCGAAAGCATATAGACAGGGAAGAATAGTATTATAAAATATACAATCGTAAATCGCGAGACATCTTCAATCTCTTCATTGCATTTGTCTATTGTCTTTTTATTATTATAATACCTGAAGTTATCTATATTTTTTAATGTTATTTTATAATCATTATTATTGTGCAGATATTCGCCTTTCTTTATGATATTTTTATGTAAATAGGCGAGTTCGTCTATCAAATCTTTTGTAAATATAATATCGGCGACGGAAGATATATCGTCCCCGCTGTAATTTTTAATAATAGTCATAAACTGATTATTAAACGAGGGTTCCGTTTTTTGCTCCTTTATCAATATATCCAATTCTTTCAAAAGCATTATATATTCGTATGCTTTTGTATCGGCATAGATTTCTGTTATCTTTTTAAGAATTAGTGAAAATATTATAGTTATTACAGCAACGTGTAGAAATATATAAACAGATGAATGAAAAAAGTATTCGTATTTTAAATTATTATCCTTGCCTCTAATATTATATACGATATGTGATATGAAAAATATCCACATTACGATAAATAAAGGCAGACTGCTATGTAAATAATCGTTATATACCTTCATAATATTGAACTCTCCATTAACAATACTCAGGTCGCGATTGATATTTATAATGTCTTTGTCTTTGTCTTCGCTTTCATCATTCTTGGTAGCCGTGTAATTTTTAAAGTTCTTCTGAATTACATTAAAATCAAATAGATGATTGCACATATTCCACATATAAGTATTTTTAATATTAATATCAGATTCATATACATTTTTCTTAGAATCGCATATATTGTTATAATTATTTATATTGTTATTTAAATCCTTTGCATAATTTAAGTAAATTAGGGGGAGAAAGCTTATTATTGATAATATTAATATTAGTAATGATATTAATATTAACTCAATATTTTCAATCATTTATATTCTAATATATATTATTATATTATATATTTCCTACAAACCTCTTCTAATTTCATTGCTTTCATATAAAGGCGGTGTATTATCATTTAGTTCATCCATTAATTTATTACAAGAGTCATCTGTAAAGATATTTTTGCCATCATTTAAATTATTCGCATACTTGCTAGCTGTTTCAACCAAATTTTTTACAGATTGATTATCTCCCTTATAACCATTATTCTCTATATTATAAACATTTTCTGGATTAGCTATAATATCTCTCAGGATTTCAAACGACATCGTAGGAATATTCATTATATTATTATTATATTATTATTATTATATTATTATTATATTATTATTATTATATTATTATTATTATTATTATTATATTATTATATTATTATTATTATATTATTATTATTATACCTTGGATATATCATCCTAACCCAAGCCCCTCCCGAGAATATATCAAAAAACAAAAAATCTAAATACTTCCTTATCAAAAATGTCATAAAAATGCGTCAAAAATTATAAAAATTGATTGTCATTTATAAAATGATTATTACCATAAACCACGATGTCTGCCAAAACTCTCTCCGTTATTTACAAAGAAAGGATTGCCGAAATTCCCGATGCTATTGATGATGCAAAGGAAGTTGCTAATTATCACAAGGAAGCTCTCAAATATGCCGTTGAAGAAATGAAGGGTAATGTGAAGGGCAAAGCAAAGGGCAAAAGCAAAAAGACGGCTGCCGAAAAGGACGAGAATGGCGAAGACAAGGTCAAGAAACCTCCTACAGAATATCAGGTGTTTGTTAAGGAATATCAACAAGTCATCAAGGATAAGTTTCCGGATTTGCCGAGCAATCAAAGATTCGGTAAGATTGCCGAAGAATGGAAGAAGCGCAAGGAAGAAAAAGTCGGCGCTCCTATGGCTCCGGCTCCGGCTGTTGTAAATAATTATATGAAGGTTGAAGAAGTATCTCCGCCATCAACCGACAACGAAGAAGAGCCTAAGGAAAAGTCCAAGCTTACTCCCGGGGCAAAGGTGGCTCCGTACAAGCAGCGTCGTATGAAGCTTGACGAAGTATCTCAGCCATCAACAGACAAAGAAGAAGAGCCTAAGGAACAGCCTAAGTCTCCGAGTGAAGAACCCGATGAAGAAGCTGTAGAAGAGCCTCGGGTTCCCTTGAAGAAAAACAAGAAAACTCTTCCGCCCATCAAAATCCCAGCAAATAAGATTTAAATCGTCGCTGTGGTGATGGTGACGTGTGTATTATAGTAAGTAGTAGCAATTAAATGATGATAATAATAAGTATTATATATTATATATTTTTTTGCTTATGAATATGAATATGCAATATATCAAATAAAAGATTTATTAGCAAAGAAAAAATGAGAGATAGATATATACAGGATGTGGTGTGAGAGGATAACCTATATGTTTTTTATAATTGCGTAGAATGTCGCGAATCCGTCAGCTATATTTACGGTATTATTATAATTTGACATTCTGATATCAAAATGGCTCCAGTTCTTCCTATATTTTTTTGGTATAAAGTTCATCAAGAACAAGCTCGCCATTAAACCCTCGCTGTTTTTGCATTCATATCCTGAGTTCTTTACGTCGGCTATATTGGATTTAATGAATGATATATATTCAAGCCAGGCCGGGATTCTTATATTTTTTTCACAATATTTATTGCCATAGGCCTGTACATTATCTGCGATTTGCTCGTTTGATGTAAAATATGTGAAACTACTATGACAATTGATTCTCTCCGACCACCCAGTTAATGTCGCAAAATCAAATAAATAATCTGGTTTATATTTATTACACGCGTATGTAAGGGCATCTGCTAAAATTAATCTTCCTTCCGCATCAGTATTGACAATTTCCACAGTCTGGCCATTATATGCCTTAATTATATCGTTGGGTTTTAGAGAGCCTCTTGATACTATATTTTCTACCAGAGGACATAAACATACTACGCGATTCTTATATTTTTCCTTAGCCAAAGTATATAAAATACCGATTGATATAGCAGCACCCTCTTTGTCCATATACATATTAATCATACTCTCTGGCTTTTTCATAGAATATCCACCAGTATCTATCGTAACCCCTTTGCCGACTAAACAAACAGTCTTCTTTTTCCCTGAAGTACCAGAAGGACCCGGCGGATTATAATCTATTATTAAGAATCGTGGTTTATTTTGCGAAGAATTGCCTACGGCATTTATTAGATTTAACCCCATCTTCTTCATATGTTTCTCGTTAAATACGGTTATCTTGGTATTTCTAATATCCTTAAACATATACCTTGCGTGTTTGGCGAAATTATCGGGCGTAGCTATATTAGAAGGTTCATTTATTATATTCCTTGTTATATATGAGCCATTAATTATATTATTAATATTCTTTCTGTTTTCACAACTCATTCGCGGGACATAGAAATAAAGAACTGCCCTTTCTTGCGTAGCCTTTTTATATTTATCAAAATAATAATTGCCCTGCAATATCCTATATATGAATGCTTCTACAAAGCGATTATCCAATTTTTCCAAATTAAATATGACTTTCTTCTTGAGATTATTATTGTAATTCAATAATGTCTTGATTTTTGTAGATATATTTATAATATCCAGGTGATTCTTAATATTGATATCACAATTCTTTTTATTAGTAGCTACTTTAATAACATTCCGATTATTATTATTTATATTATTTATATTATTTACAAAATATATTTTCATATTCTACATATCCTACATATTATATCTTTTATTTCCTGTTTTCTGTTTTTTGGTTTTCCGGTTTTAACTTTTATGATTCTTTATTTCTTCTGTTACATCTGTCAAAGCCGAGTTTTCAAATCTATATATTTTATCGGCCAATTCAAGAGCCGACCTCCTATGTGCTATTATAATCATAGTTATGCTTTTGTCATCAAAGCATTCTTTAATAGTATTTTGAACCAATTCCTCGCATTCCGGGTCTAGCGCAGAAGTCGCCTCGTCAAATATTAATATATTCGGAGTTCGTATCAAAGCCCTCGCAATAGATATGCGTTGCTTCTGTCCTCCCGATAGCGAACTAAGCTCTGTTCCTTCCAATAGTGTATCATATTTATTAGGAAGCTTAGATATGAACTCGTGAGCATTTGCGCGGTTCGCCGCGTTAATAATATCTTCTTTGCGCGGATTCTCAATACCATAGGCAATATTATTAGCTATCGTGTCGCTGAATAAAATGCTATCCTGTGCTACATAACCAATCCTTTCTTTCAGCCATTTATTATCATATACTCCGGCGTCTATATCATCTATATAGATATTTCCACCATTTAATGAAAGAATACCCATCAAACATTTTACAATAGTACTTTTTCCCGAACCCGAATTGCCTATAATAGCAATTTTCTCGCCCGGGTTTATTTTAAAATTGAAATTGTTTATTAAATTGCCCTCCGATTTCTCATATTTAAAAGATACATCAACAAACTCTATTTTTCCCTTCAAAGTATTATCTCGTGGAATATAGTAGCCTTTGTTTTTTTTATCAGAATCAAGCAATTCTGTTATGCGTTTATAAGGCTCTTGGCACTTAATGAACTCATTATTATATTGTATGATGGCCATAACATTCTCATATAGGCTTTGATTGTGGAGAATAAAAGAAACGAGTCCCACGGTATTATTCAAATATTTTGCGGCCATTATAATACCTATCGTGGTTAATGTAGGCAAATTGCTAATTAACAACAGGTTCGCACCATATAACAGCGTTTGTCTAAATATATATCCAAGCTGTTTATCGCTCATCATATTGTGCTTCTTCATCGCGATATCTTCTACGGCATATGTTTTCATAATAGATATGTGCGAAATAGTTTCGTGGATATAGGTTCCTACGCTTTTATTCAGTTCCTCATAGCCTTTCATAACAATTTTATTAGCTTTCTCGTATAACTTTGATATAGCCATATTAAATGGAATGAGCAAGCAAGCA